ACTGGTGGTTCAGCAGCGGGGCCTTGGCACCGGCCTGCAGGTTCATGCGCTCAAGGCACAGTCCGTTGGACCGGGCGATGAGGAGGTACAGGTACCCACCGAGGTAGGCCCCGGACATGACCCGAGCGCCAGACCCGAAGGTCCACCTGTGGTGAGCCGACTGGGCCTTCTCGGACGCCGACGCCCAGTAGAACTGGTAGACGTAGAGCGCCGATTCATCGCCTGAGGTCAGCGTGAAGATGGCCCCCAGGTCAACCGCGGGGATCAGCTTGTGGACCCCAGCGGGGATGTAGGCCGGGACGTGGGCGGTGACGTCGCTTGCGCTCGTCGCATCGTCCCCGTCGATCCGGGTGTACTCCCGCAGGATCGTGAAGCCGTTCCGCTCGGAGGCGAAGTAGACCTCAGAGCCCAGGGCGACCATGCCAGCCTTGGAGTTGACCTCGTAGTTGGTGACCGGCCGGACGGCCATGGACACCGCGGAGGCCCCGTCCTCGCCGTTGGATAGCGAGAACTGGGTCTGGTCGGAGGTGAGCATGATGCCGTCGTTGAAGGCCACGGCGTCCGTCAGGACGGAGACCTCCGTCGAGGTGGCGGCCAGGCTGACGACGTCGCTGTCGATGTAGTCGAGGACGGTCATGCGCCAGAAGTTGCCGAGGTCACCCGCGACCGAGAGGATCGTGTTCTCGTCGCTGATGAAGGTCAGGCGGTTCTGGTAGATGAAGACCTTACGGATCGGGCGGCCGATGAAGACCGGGTCCGGGTTCGTGTCACCGTCGCCAACCCTTCGGGGTGCCCACGAGAACGGGGCGAAGACGAAGGTGCCGTCGTTCTCGCGGACGAGAGCGTGAGGCATGGTCGTGGCGTCGATGGCGTCCACCATGCCGGGCTTGCGGCACTCGTCCCACACCCCGCCGTTCTTGCGGACGTAGTAGGTGCGGAAGGCGGACTCGTCGGTCCCGGCTATCATGTAGACAGCGCCTTGGGCTGCCGTCTCGGGGAGCTTGGAGAAGCTCTGGACGGTGCCGGAGATGGCCGGGAGGACGGGGTTGGGCGGGTACTGGTAGGCGGAGCCCGGGCCGTAGGCGACCTCGACGCCGTCCACACCGTACCGGCGGTTGACCCAGCGGTAGTACTCAGGGTCCGCTGAGGTGTCCCCTTCGGTCATCTCAGGGATGGCGCGGCGGTTCGTGACGAAGGTGTAGTCCTTCACGGTGGTGAGGGACAGGTCCTCGGAGTAATCCTCAACGGTGCTGAGGTACCCCCAGCCTGCCGGAGCGGTCACGGTCTGCTCGGTGCCTGCGAAGTCGAAGACCCTCAGGGTACCTGCGGTCACCACCACGATGAAACGCTCGGTCACGTCGCGGTTGATGGCGTGGATCAGGGCGTTCTGGGGGGCGGTGGCGATGAGCCGCGCGACCGTCTCGGTCGGCGCTCGCTTGCCCGTCCCTTCGGCCAGCGACATCCAGGCGTTCTCGGCCAGCTCGCACTGGTCCGGCGAGCGGACGAGGGCGGACTGCTGGGAGACGCCGTTGTGCAGCGAAGGGATCGGGGCGCTGACTAGAGTCATGGTCGCTCCATGTTGGGGGTGATGGGGTCAGTAGCGCCGGTTGGCGGTCTGGGCCGCGAGGGTGGTGTTCCGGCGGAACAGGTTGGTGTCGCGCGCCGCGCGCTCCTCCCGCTGGAGAACGATCCAGGCCTTCTGCTCGTCCTCGGCGTTGAAGCCGTCGAGGCTGTCGGAGCCGATGAGCTTCTTCTGGAACTTGCGGGCGGCGCTCAGGGTGGCGAAGTGGCGGGCTGTGTCCGGGATGTCGTCGAAGGGGTAGCCCCACACGACGGTGAACTCGACCGGGGCCGTGAAGGTCCAGGTGCTGTTGTCGGCGTCCCAGATGGCCCATGACCCGTTAGGGTGACGGCGGCGCTTGACGTTGACGTTGGCGTTCGCGGCGGGCTTGATCTTGAGGACCCCGGCGGGGACCAGGATGAGACCGTCGACGTTCGGGGAGAGGACGTAGCCCTCGTCGGTGTTGAAGGAGAAGCCGTGGAGCTGGATCGCTCGGACAGCGGCGTTCAAATACTGGCGGGCCAGAGCGACATCGCCGATGGCGGAGCTGCTGGCGAGGGTGGAGACCGGGGCTTGCCCGATGCTTCCGAGAAGTTCGTTGACCGCCTCAAGCTCGTCGAGGGGGGTGACCATAGTCGGCATGGAGGCCTCCTCAGGGGGCGAGATGGAAAAAAAGAGGGGGGACCAGAGAGTGATCTCCAGTCCCCCCAGGGGTAGCTTAGGCGTTGGCGGCCGAGCGCAGCTCCACCGCGCACTTCGTGCGAAGCGGGTCCGAGCCGGTCATCAGGCGCGAGAGCATCAGGGTGCCCTGCTTCTCGGGCTGATCCACGACCTGCGAGGACAGGCCCTGGACTTCCGCGGTGGCCATAGCCATCGGGGTCCAGACCAGCGCCTTCGTGTTGGTCGCGTTCAGGCGGTACTTCGACGGGATCGTCGCACCTTCCGAGGTCGTGTTGGTGACCGAGTTCTCGCCGAACGGAGTGTTGTTCGACTTGATGATCTGCACGTCGTCGATGGTCGTCAGGACGTGCGAGCGGTCGCTGGCCGAGCCGCCGTTACGGTCGCGGTTCAGGTTGCGATCCGAGCGGGCCATCAGGTAGAACAGGGCGGTCGGCAGAGCCGCGTAGACCGGCTGGGTCTCGATGGGGACGTCCTTCGAGTCCATGGTCTCCTTGGCCAGCGAGATGCCGTCGAACAGAGCTGAGGCGTCGTTTGCGAAGGCGGCGTTCGTCAGGATCGAGCCACCCTGGTCGCCCTCGAACAGAGCGCCACCGCGGGCGGCGCGCAGGCCGGTGCGAAGGACGTTCTTGTCGTAGAAGCGAGCCAGAACAGCACCCAGCTCCTGGGCGTACGGCGAGCGGACGTCGAAGCTGTTCATGATCTCGTCGATGTCGGAGACGAACACGCTCGCGATGAGCTTGTCGTCCGGCGACACCGTGATCTCGGTGTGCGGGATTTGGTTGCCCAGGATTTCGTTGCCGGGCGTGTGGTAGGAGGCGGTCGTGCGCCAGATGGCCGGGAACTTGAACAGCTTGCCGCCGCTCAGGGTCTTGACCATGTGCTTGTCGCGGAACTTCACGGCAGTCGTGAAGGCAGTCAGAACCTCGCCGCCGAGCAGCTCGAGGAACAGTTCCTGAGCGTCGGAGCCCGCCAGGTTACGACCGGGACGGTTCGGAGTGGAGTTGGACATAGTGAGGGGGTCTCATGAAAGAGGGAATGGTGGGGGTAGGCGAGTGCCTCTTCGGGGACCCTCACGGTCACTCGTACCGGGGCCGGTTATCGCCCGCAGGCGGCCGGAGGTGGCTGGAGTAGTGGGAGGGCGCTCGTTCGGCGCGGGGCAGGCCCCCCGTCGGGGACCTGCGGGAAGCAGTGGCCGGGCTTCCACCGGCCGCCCCTCCGTGCAGGAGGGTCTTCCGCCATCGGCGGCCTCAACCCACAGCCGGGCTGCGGGGATTAGCGTGAGCGGCTGAACATCTCAGCGCCGACAGACAGCGAGCCTGCCCGCTTGGAGCGGATCAGCTTCTCGCCCACGGCCTTACGGAAGGCCGGGTCCTGTCGGTATTGGTCGCTCGACATGGCGGCGGTCACCTGGGACTGGTTGGTGAACACATCGCCGGTAGGAGAGGTGGAGTTCGTGTCGACCACGAGGTTGCCCTCGGAGGGGCGAGCGGCCGAGTACTTGGCCATGAGCCATTCGACGGCTTGAGTCCGGTTCGCCGGGTTGTCGATGTTGCCGTTGAAGTAGTCCAGGTCGGCGTCGGACAGAGCCTGAGCGGCCCAGGCCTGAGCGGACTGGAAGGCCTCAGCGCCACCGGCAGCCGCGTGAACGGCCTGCAGGTTGACGGTTTCGAGGGCAGCCAGGCCCGCAGCGTAGGTCTCGACCATCGACTTCGGGATGCCAGCGGCTTCCAGGGCGGCGATGTTGTCGTCGGAGAACTTGCCTTCAGCCGAGTAGGAGGCCGTGACGGTTTCCAGCAGGGAGGCCAGGGGGGCCTGAGCGGGTTCCGCAGGGCGTTCGATCTTGGTGCCGGTGGCGGCCGGATCAGCGGAGGCTTCGACCGGAGGGGTCTCCGGTTTCGGCGCGCCGCGCATCTTCTCCAGCTCGGCGTAGGACTTGGCCAGGTCGTCCCAGCGGGCCTCGCCCTTCACCGGGTCCCAGAACTTCTCCGGGACGTGGTCGGGACGCTTGGTGGCCGAGTGGGGGACCACGGGGGCCGGGGTGGGGTCGGTGTGCTGGGCGTTGAGCATGGCGTTCGCATACTCAGCCGACGGTACCGCTCCCTCCGGCAGCCCTGTGGAGGCGTCGGTGATGGGAGGGACCGTACTCATTCAGCCCACCGAACGCCCGGCTGGGCACCGACGAAGGTCTCGACGGTGATGCCCATGGCTTCGTAGGAGACTGAAGCCGGAGCGGGGGCTGAGCGCTCGTCAACCACATCGTTGGAGGTGAGCTGCATCGCCGGGGCGGCGTCGTTGCTCTCGATCACGATGTCGGCGATCTTCTGGTCAGGCGTCTTCGGCTTCTGTGGGGTTGTCATGCTTGTTCCTGGGGTTGCGCCATGGCCGCCTCTCCGGCGACCTTAGCGATTTGAGGGGCTGCAGCGGACATTGCCTGCTGCTGCTGGGCGGCCTGTGCATCTGCAGCAAGCTCGTCAGCGGACTTGAGGAGGTCATCGAGACCGTCCACGCCGTTACCGTCGCCGAGGCGGCGGGCCAGCTCGTCCCCTTTAACAAGGGACTGGACGTCGAGACCGGCGGCTTGCATATCGGCGACCCAAGCGCGGATGCGGTTGGTGCCGTGTGCGCGGCCGAGGGCGTCGAAGCCGGTGACCACGACCGGGGAGATAGTGTCGGGCAGCTCCGGGACGCGGTTCAGGCGGACGCCGATCCAGAGGAAGCGGCGGGTGAGGGGGAGTTGCAGCTCCGAGGACAGGACCGTGTAGGTCCCGCCCAGGACGTTCTCCAGCTCCTGGGCAACCAGACGGACTTCCTCTGCGGTCACCCGCTCGGCGTCTCTGGTCACCCCTGCGCGGAGCAGGAAGGCAGCGCTCAGGCGCTGCTCCAGCCTTTCGGCCAGCTCGGCCATCACGGCCCAGTCCTGGCTCTTGTCGAGCTGCAGGGTCTTGATGCGATCCGCGTTGCCGTGGATGAAGTCACCCGTCTGAGCCTCAGCCAGCTCCTCGATGTCGATGCCCGAGTTGGGATCGACCATGCGGATGATGCGGGCCGCCTCAGAGGCAAACTGCACCATGGCCTTGTAGAGGTCTTCGAGGGACAGGAAGTCGCCGATGTACTCGGTGACGTGCGACCGGCCGTAGTCCGAGCCGGGCACCGTAAGCCACCGAAGGGCGACCCAGGGGGAAGCGTCGGCAGGCGAGCTACCTTCGGAACCGGCGACCAGGGTGTCCTTGACCTCCTGACGCCACTTCACCGTATCGCCGAGGCGCTCGATGAGGGTGTAGATTTCGACGAGTTCGTCGCTGTTCTCTTGGAGACCAGCGGCGTTCCGCGTGGCCTCGTCCAGAGCCATCGGCAGGACCGATTCCTTGACGACGATGGTGATGGCCTGGCCGGTCTGGTCACGCCGGACGACGTACTGGTCGAGGCGGAACAGGCGAGCCGGGGTCTTCTCAGGGGCGAATAGGAGGCAGTTGCCAGCGATGATGAGGTGCCGCAGCACTTCGATCATGGCGGGACGGAGCTGCGCTCCCTCCATCAGGGAGTAGACCACGCGGGCCAGCATCGAGAGCTGACCCTGGGTCTTCCCCAGGTCTTCCCCGAGGCCCTTGGCCGTCAGCTCGTCGATGTTGAGCCGGAAGAACGGGAGGTTGGGTGGGAACAGCGCCAGCAGCAGGGCCGAGGCGAGGTGCGAGACGCACCGTGCGCCCAGCGACTGGTATGGCTGCTCGAAGCTGGAGTGTTCGTTCTGACCGTCCGTGGGGATCAGGCCGGGGATCGTGAGGGCGGACGCCTTGCGGCCTCGTTCGAGGACAGTCTGGCGCGCCGATGAGAGGCGGGTGTAGAGGCCAGCGGCCGTGCCGACGGCGGAGCCCTCAGCCTTCTTCTTGGAGGCCATGAGTTAGTATCCCATCCGCGACGAGTAGGTCGTCCGTCCGCCGCCCGAACCGGACGAGCCGGAGGAGCCTGGGGTCGGGGGGACCGTGCCGCCGGTAAAGGTCGGGGGGTTCGGCGGGGTGCGCGAGATGCGACCGGAGCCGGGCGAAGTGCGGGGTGGCCCTCGGTCGATCCTCAGGGAGCCGGTGCCGGTGCGGCGGGCTTGGATCAGGGGATCGATGCCGTCGAGGAACGGGTTCCTCAGGACGGGGAGGGGCTTGTCATTGGCGGCGGAAGTCGTGGGTGACACGATCCGGGGGGTCTTGGTGAGGCACATGGCTACGGCTCCCGCTTGCGCGCGAAGGCGTAGGCGTCTCGCATTTCAAGGTAGACGGCGCGCTGGGCGCTGCGCCACCGGATGTCTTCGTTGGTGTCGCCGGGGCTGATGCGCGGCTCAGGGAACCGTTTGTCCAGCTCGGCCAGGAGACCGTCAGCGGTCTCGGGTAGGGGCTTGGCGATGGTCTTCCTCGTGAAAAAAAAGAGCCCCCCAGCGGTGTGCTGAGGGGCTCTTAGGGTGGTCTGGAGAGAGAACCAGGAACTGGAAGCGTTTCGGCTCCAAGGATGTGGGTTTATCCGCTATCGTGAAACAGGCTCCGGGTTCCACAGGATCGGACGTTTCCCGTCGAAGTCCGAGGCCCGCAGGATGCGCGCCAACCGGGCCTGGACGAGGGCGTCCTGGGCGGTCAGTCCGGCCTTGAGGAAGAGC